ACCCGCCCGAGAAGTCGTAAGCGGTTTGCACCCCTTGGATCAACTCATAGGCCCGCGTCACCGTCAGCGAGGTGGTCCCCTGTCCCCCCGTCACCATGACGACCTCGAGATAAGGACCGGCGTTGAGAACGCACCTGAAGTCCGCCGACGCTGGCCCATTTGAATCACCAGGCCAGCCGGTGGAAGCCGAGCCTCGGGTGATCGTCGTGGCTATCGAAGCCGGGCCGGTGGGGATCGTTATGGGCGCGTCGTTGACGGTAACCTCGGTCATGGGCTATTCGCCCTGCTGCAACTCGGAGACCACCTCGATATGCGCGGTCAGTTGGGTGACCCCATCTCGGGCGGGGTTGTACTCGTCATCCTCTTGGCCCGAGCACAGCTTGTGGTAATAGGCCAACTCCTTCCGGTGTGGTTCGTGGGCCTCGCGCGCAGCCGTGAGCGCGTCGACCCTATCCTGTGGCTCCGCCTCCGCGACCGCGGCGTCCAGCGGGCCGCAGACCGTTAGGCATACGTCCTTCAGTCCCTTCAGCCGCTCTTCGGGGTTCTCGGGAGTGGACATTGCAATCTCTCCTAAGTCAGCGTGATGGTGATCGCGCCACTAGCAAAGCTGAGCGTGACCCCAGCCGAAGCGACCGCTTGCGGGGTGCCGAGCGCCCCGAATGCCAGGACATGCCCACCCGCCAAGGTTGGTGCGTCAGAGATGAACAACTGCACCAGATTGGTTGCCCCGGTGCTCCACCCCGAGGACGTGGAGGCGGCGAAGGACATCACGGCGGCGCTGGTGGTCACTGAAGGAGTGGCGGCCGTGGCGGTGCCCCAGTTCCCGACGTTGTTCAGGACCACGATCCGGGCATACGACCCAGTCGAAGTCGGCTCGTTGGACAGGATGTTGGCCTGGGTCGCACCTGACACCGCTTGGGTTGTGAGTCCCAGGTAAAGGGTGTTGTTCACCCATGCCGGTAGCGGGCCGGTGGTGATCCCCAGCTGGAAGATGAAGTCTCCAATCGAGATCGCCTGGCCAATGGACTGAGACGGGATGGTGATCGCAGACGAAGTGGACGAGGTGATGTTCATCGCGTGGACGATGGAGTACTGGTTCTGGGTCGCGCCCGTGCCGGGGGTGCCGATCCAGATCAGACCATTTGAAGAGGGGGTCGTGTCGGCGGTTCCGCCCGTCCCTCCCGAGGCCGTGCTACCGATGGCAATCGTGGTCTGGGCCGTGGCCGAGGCAGCGATGCCGGTGTGGACACACGCAAACGCATTCCCAAACATCGCATTTAGCTGGGCTTGCTCGCTGAATTGAGCGTAGGGCAACTTACTACTCCTGTTATTTCTGTCTACTGCCCCACGGCACAAGGACGAGAATCCCCGCCGCCGTGACAGATGCTGCATTTGAAAGGTCGTTGTCGAACAGGCAGTTGGCCCCTACCGATTGGAGGTAGTCCGCCTTCATCTGGGACACGTCCCCGGTCGGATGAGAGATGACCACGAGCTTGTCGTAGCACTCTCCCAAGCCCAGAGACTCGAGGTATTGGGCCTTCTCGTCCAGATCCGTCTGGGTCACCGGGGAGTCGTGGGTTCCGGTGACCACCTGAACCGTATTCCCCGCCGATCTAAGGGCCTGCATGATCGCCTGGAACTCGCGAGGGTAGGCGTCGGCGCACCCGTCGATGTCGAAGGCGAACAGGGCCACTACTCGCCTCCAGAAACCGGCTCAACCTCGCAATCGCAAGAGGGATGACAGGGCGGGTCGCCCGAAGGCCAGTCGTCACCGATGTCGATTGGTGAGGCATCTGCGTTATCCGCGCAGATCGAGCACGTTCCGCCCACCCACTCCAATTGCATGACGTTATTCGTCTGGTAGACATCCAAGGCCCCGGCGTTGTCGGCTTGGGACCATTCGTTCTGAGAGATCAGGTCGGCTCTGGTGTCGAACACATCGTCCAGGCTCCCAAGCACCCCGTCCTCGTCCATCCCCGAACTCGCCCCGGTGGCGATGGCGTCGGCCATCTCGTAGAGCATGGCAAAGGCCAGCCCGTTAGCCACATCCGACCCGGCCGAAGTGATGGCGGATAGGGCCGACCCAGACGAAACGTCGGCTGGCACATCCACCCCCACCAGCCCCGCCCCTCGTGCGGCTCCGGCTGACCCAGCGGCGGACCAGAGACTTGATACGGCCGTCTGCAAGGCTCCCGACGCAACCCCGGCTCCCAAGAGAACATGGAGCGCGGCGGTCTTGGCGGCATCTCGACTTGCCGACTTCTCGACTGGCTTGGTGGCTTGAAAGGCAGCCCGGATCGCGTTCCGCTGGACATCTCCGACAAAGGCTTGTCTCAGGGCCGAGCGGATCGCTTCCTTGTGCTCATCGCCCGGCCTAAGCCGGGCCTGTGCTTTTCCCAGGGGGTCGGCGAAGACCCCATCAACCTCCTCACGCGTCTTGGCGCTGGAAAGCTTCCGCCACACCGTATCGGTGACATAAGGAGGAAGGGCGGGGTCGACAAACCTTCTGGGCGTCAGCCCCTTCCGGACCCGGTTTCGGGAGTTCTCCTTCCACCGCCGGAGCGAGAGGATGGCCTTCTCGACATCATCGTCTTCCTCTTCGTCCTCGTCGTCTTTCTTTCCGCGAAGGTCAACTCCGGTCATTCCTGTGGATGCGGTGATCCCCGGACCCCCGGCACTCGCACTTCCCTCGCCTTCCTTCTGCATCGCCAGCAACCGATCCACATAGGCCAGCGCGTCCTTGACAGCGTCGTCTCCCAGAGGCGCCGCAGGAGTCGAGGGGGTCGGGTCTTCCGGATTGGGCGGTGGTTGGCCCGACGCATCGGCAACCTGATTTGCCTGGAACGCCGCCTCGGAGTTGGCCGCGTTCTTCTGGTCCTGCGACCCCTGGACCGGAAGCACTCCGGGAATTCCGACAAAGGGATGGTCGATGAACTTCTGGTCTTTGGTTGGTCCGAAGGTCTCCGGATCGGTCGCTCCCGACATCGACATGAGAGAGAGGACCGGGATGGGACCCGACCGGGCGTTGTTGATGTATCGCGGAGAGGGACGCAGACGATCGATTGGATAACCCAATCTCGTTCTGATCTCGTCTATCCCCACCACTCCGTGATCCAGGTAAACCCCCTCAGCCTGAGCTGTGGCCAACCGGTCTTCGACTTCCCTTCCGACATCGAACCGCAGCCTGACCTTGAGGTTCAACTGCTGAGTCAGGAAGAGGTTGATCACGTCCTCGACGTACTTGATCAGGGGGAGCGTCCCAACCCGGAACTGGACGTCCACCTGGGTCTCAGAGGTGGCCTTGTTGACCGTCTCCGTGAATCCCAGGTCAGACGGGGTGATGCCGAAGGCGGCGCACACCCTTCTCATCAGGTAGAGGGGAAACTCCGGATCGAACTTGTCTGTGGCCGGCCCTACGGGGGTGTACTTCGCGCCAGCCGGGACCCACCTGATCTGGCGGAGCTTCGACTGGTCGCCCAGCATGAGAGCGTCCCAGGTCTGCTGCCATTCGGTGATCTGGACCGGATCGGAAAGCTCCGGCGGCGCCTCCATGAAACCTTGAGGAATCGATCCCTCGGTGAAATACTGGAGAAAGTGCCACTGGAACCTCAGATCGGTGTTCGCCGAGAGCAGCACGCTCTCCAAGGCGCACCTTCCGTACTGTGAGTCAGGCTGTGGGTGCCAGGGCTGGTAGATGATGTCGTCCTTGACATGCCACCCCCAAGGCATCCCCTCGATGATCTGCACATAGGCCGGGGTGATCTCCCCCTCCCACACACCAGCCGGGGTCAGCTTCGGGTCAGAGTCGTCCTCGTCTGACGGAGTCCGACCGTAGAAATCGATCAGCTTCAGCATCGTCGCGCCATTCACGACTTCCAGGGCAATCGGATCGCCACCCTCGTTACGGCGGACAGACAGACACCCGGCGTCGTAACGCACCACGTCCATCAGCCACTCGAACAGCCATTCCCGGAAGGGCTGTTCTTTGTCCGGGGCGTCGAAGAACTGCCGGGCCGAGAGGATGTCGTCGGTGACATCGTCCCGAATCCCAGGACTGGGCTCCCAGTGGTAGTCCAGCGAGATGACGTCGTTGATCAGGTGGGTGGTGCAGATCTGGGCCACGTCGTAGGCGTCCCACAGACCTCTAATGGTAGGGAAGGAGATCCGACCCCACCTCGGGGTGACCTGGACGTTCTCCCCAACGGTGTAGTTCCAGGTCCGAGGAGACCGCTTGTATCCGTAGAAGGGATCGAGTGGCCGGCCAGGAGGAAAGGGGGGTCCCCATGACAGACCCTGGGTGGCTAACGCCTGCTCCAATTCTTCGGGAGCGCGGCCAAAGGATGAGGCCAGGTTCTCGCTGACCCGTGCGATCAAAGCACTGCTCGTTCCGCCCTGGTTCGACCACGACGAGCCGGGCATCCTAGACGGGCTCATCACCGCCGCGTTCCCAGAGAGGAAGGACTTGCTCAGGCTCTCGTCATAGACGATTGCCGCGGTGACGGCATCCATCGCCTTCTTGACCGCCCGGTTCTCCATCGCCTTGTCGTCACGCTTTCCCCGAGTGATCTCGAAGGGGCCGATTCTGGGCATCAGCTCTCCCTCGGGATTCCACAGTGGACACAAACGTTGTCGAGCGGGTGCCAGCGATGCTTACAGCCGATAGCGGACTTGGGCCGCTCGGTGCTGAAGAACTGACTTGGCGAGACCGCCTGAGCCTCGGGTTCCTTGACCTCGATCTCTTGTCTCTTGACCTCTTGCTTGAAGTAGGTCAGCCAGCCAGACGTCCGCTCCCGAGAAGCCGCCCGGTCGTGCGCCATCACGGCCGCAACAGCGAGGTCGATCTTCCGGGGAGACCACTTGGTCTCCTTCCGAATCTGCAGACCTCTCGAACTCTCTTTCACCACGACGTTCCCGACATGCCGGGCCAGCCGGTCGTCTCCGGTGTGGGTCAGGGTTCCGTTCAACACCGCTTCCTGGAACCTTTGGGCGGCAGGGATCATGCGCTCGGGACTTTGGGGGAACTCGACCACTGGCAGGCCGTCGTTCTTCAACACCTGCATCGTTCGCGCCCATCGGTACGGGTCGAAGCAGAGTTCCCTGACCCGCCATCTCTTGCAGGCAGCCCGGATGGCCTCCTCCACCTCGAGGATCGGGACGGTCCACTCGCCTTCCTGAGCCTCGGGCTGCTCCCAGCAGCCGACGACCTCCAGATGAGGAATCGACGAACACGACGCGACCATCACGGCGGTGGAGTCATCGTTGTACGACCCGTCCACGGCCAGGATGACGGCAGACCCCTCGGGGATCTCGACCGACTCGTCCTTGACTCCACCCCACGAACCCACAGGAAGCCATTCCTCATTCGCCGCCGCCCAGACCTGATTGAGGTAGTAACGCCTGGCGATGGATTCAGAAGTGGTCGGGTCAGTGATCTCTTGGAGAATCCGATCGACATCAACCCAGGTCGAATCGCCTCTCGCGGCGACCAGTCCGTCCCTTACTTTCGCAAGGTCGGTGATGTCCTCCAGCGGAGGAGCCTCTCGCGCGTCGTAGTAGACCCCCGGAAGCTTCCCATCCGACGCCCGCCAGGCTTCGTAGGTCGACTCCGCTGCCGAACCCTCGTCCACCAAGTGGGCGTTGGTGATCTCCAACACCCGTGCCGCCCCATCTCGGGACTTGCCGAGGTTCCTTCGGATCGCGGCCATCATCGCGATCCCATCGTTCTGCGGGAGCCAATGCTGGGTCTCGTCCGCCAGGACCAGCGAGGGCCGGCCGCCTTCCAATGCCCTGGGAGATGAGGTGACCGCCTGAATCCTCCCTCCCGTTCGGGAGTAGATGATCTCCTTCCCCATGTCGATCCCGTATTCGGTCTTACAGGCCGGGGAAAGCAGACCGGGAAAGAGACTCATCGCGTTCGTCGTCTGGTCTTTCGCCACCGCCGCCACCTGAATCCACGCCGCCGGATGAGAGATGGCAATCGGGTGCTTGTCAGCCCCCCAACCCCCAAATCTGCAAGGACCGCAGAGTTCAACCGCTGCCAGGGCAGCCCCAAACGGATCTTTACCCCAGCCCTTCATTCTCCGAAGGACCCCTCTTCGGTAGAGGAACCTCCCGTCCGGGCCTATCGCATACCACCGGAGAACGATCTTCGCCTGCTCGGTAGTAAACTCCCACGGTTGCCCCGCATTGGGGCCGTCAGGTTGCTGGAGGTACGTTGCGGTCCACTCCAAGACCGACCAGCCCAGCGTCCGATCCTCCGACGGGACCGTGTCGGGCCAGGACGAGATCGACGCGGGTCTAGTTGCGAGCAGGGATTCCATTCAGCTTGCCAGAAAGCGTCCCGGCGTACTTCTTCATAATGCTCGCCCCCACCGGCTCGGCCGGGAGACCCTTCTCCAGCTCGATCCTTGCCCTTCGCCGGGACCCTTCGGTGGTCAGAAGCTCGGTCATCGCCGCATTCACCGCCGCGAAGAGGACCGCAGAGAACCCTTTGGTCGAGTTCAGCCCGCGAGTCATCGCCTCCGCGATCCACACCGCCGAAGCCCAGTCGCTCGCCTCATAGAACTGGCTCTGCCCCGACACCCCCAAGGACCGGAACCACGCCAAGGCTATCGGGTGCCAGCTCGGGTCAGCCTTGGGGATGACCCGCACTTCGACCGACGCCCCCTTAACGATCGGCACCGTCGGCGCGTTCCGCCTTCGCCGTACATCAGACCGCTTCGGGATCGGACCATCGCCAGGCAAGTCAGCCCTCCTAGAGCGTTACGATTTTTTGCGGAGCGCAGGACCCGTACCGATTTGCGATCAAC